CCTTAAGAACTCAAATCGCCAGATAACAACCATTCGTTTGTTCCAATTTTTATTAATCTAACTTCAGAATACTGACCAGCAGTATTAACATAACTAGATTTTGATCTAAGTGTAACACCACTACCCGCAGTCACCGTTATCACACCACTTCCTTTTTGAATTACAATAAAAGTTTGTCCATCAACAAAGGGATAAGTTGATTCTGGTGGTATTGTTAAAGTTATACTGCTACCGCTAGTAAACACTAAGGCTTTACTAATGTCGTTTACACCAAGAGTGTAGGTTGTTGCAGCACTACTACTTATAAATCTTTGATGTGCTGTAGGAAACGCCGAAGCAACAGGAAGCCACTCACTTCCAGTCCAGATATACGAAGCCTTTGCCATATCAGCCTCCCATTAACATAAGGGTGTCATTTAGTGATCCACCAGTTGTAATAACTGTTGCGTCTACGTCAGTAGATGAATCAACCCATATAGTTCCAGCGGCAAAATCTGATCCAGTTGGTTGAGTTGCTGCGTAAATAACTGGTACTAATTCTTTGCCTCGTGTCTGTATGGTTCCGTCTGGAAGAACCTTAGTTACAACTGCAGATGCTGAAGTTTGAAATTCAACTAGGTTTGCGGTCTGACTAGCCCTTGCTCTTACAACGAGACTCTTTACTCCAATGGCAGATGAGACAATTACTGAACCACCGACGTCAGAAACATACTCGTCGTAAATGTCTTTTATACCGTATTCAATATTAGCCAAACGATCTTTAAGTGTGTTCCAGGATGTAGTTACAAGATCAAAATCTCCAACCCAGCCTGAGCCTGTCTTAATAAGGGTTCCAAGGTTTGTTTGTAAGGAGTTAACTTCTTCTTGGAGACTATTTACGTGCTCGGCAAGAACGGTGTCGCTAAAATCAACCTTTGTTGTAAAGGACTTTACCGATGCGGGATATGCTGCAGTCACTTAATTTCCTCTCAGACCTAACGGTCTATTTTCTCTTGTTTGCCCCCGATTTACTGTCTTAACTATTAATGGGTATGTCCTGTAGCGGCTTTTCCTGTCATCTGTGACTCTAAGGTAGAGACCTTTCCTTCTAAGGTAGAGACCTTTCCTTCTAAGGTAGTTATCTTTCCTTCGGCTGTCGTCATTCTTGTTTCTAAACTTTTTACTTTATTTGCTAGAGCCATAAAGGTAGCGGTCAAATCCACCTCTGTAGTTCCATCAGAACTTTTAGCAGTTATTACATGAGCAGATAATCCAGTTAAAGAAGTTTTATTAGCCAAAGGTTTAATAAATATCTTTTTATTTTTACCTTTATTTTTACCAAACGCTCCAAACCAAATAGGATATTCAAGGTTGCCACCTTCAAAAGAAATCCAAACTCCCTGACCAACTGCAGGGGGTTCTGTTCTAATTCCAGCAGGTTCAGCAGGATCTATCCATCCAGTAACTTGAGCCCCAATTAATTGGGGAATAGATACTTTTAAACGACTTTGTTTTTTGGGATCAGTATTGTTTTTTACAATACCCCTATATATTCCAGACAAGTTACTCATTAGATGGCAGCAATATTTAGATTTGCTTCTTGAAAACGCCAGATTTGTCCAGCAGTTCCCACCATAGTATTGGCTCCAGAACCAGCCGCTAAATGCAGAGCCGTAACATTTACAGTCTTTACACCAGGTGCTTGTAACACCATAAACTCAACATCTCGTGGATAAATAGTTTCTGCAAAAGTTGCATTTACATAACCAAAGCCAGTTAAGATAGCGATTTTAATATTCTCTTCTACCTCGGCAGTTGTGTATTGGTCTGTCTTTGTATAAGCAAGAGTACAAATTAAATCAGTATAGGTAGGAGGTTGAACGGTAACCGTTGTTCCAATTAATACTTTATTAGTTAAAAACTCTTCAACACTAGTTTGTATGCGTTCAAACTCTGCGGTTGGATCACCTGAATCATCTAACCCTGGAGCAATATCTATATCGGTTGCTGATCTACTGGGTGCTATGTACAACGTGACGGATGTCCAAACAGCAGCGGTCGCATTGGCTTTTCCAACGCCACTAACAGACAGTGCAAGATCTGAAAAGTCTTTTAATGTAACCGCTCTATTACCAGAACGTAAGGCTGCTGGTGCTGAAGCACGAATTTGATCGTTGGTCTCAGGATCAGAACCACCTAAAGCGGCGGTTTCATTTGTTACCGTTACCGCACCTTGTACCGCAGTTGTTTCTCCCTCTGATAAACCAGGAATAAATTCAATAGTATCTATAACTGCTGATTCAATATTTCCTATAGAACCACCTCCAACAGTATACAGCGCTCTAATTTCAGAATAATTTGTTGGTATTACACCTGAGACACCGTCTCCAAAATTTATATAAACAAGATTATTATCATCAATAAATAATGAATAAACTAAATCATTTGTTGAATAATCAATTATGTGTTCAACCTGTGTCCACTTAGAAAACAAATCCCCATCTTGAACATAGACCTCTACAGAACCATCAACTACAGGAGATTCTCCAAGAACAAATCTCATTGCTGGAGTTCCAGTAGATGTTCCAACTAACTCTCCATATGTAGTGGTCTCATCTGCAATTAAAGTAACTGACCTTCCTTCAGAGGCACTCACGGTATACTCTCCAGGAGTATCTCCAACAAGTGCGTCAATTACAGCATCAGCAACGGTTGTAAAATAAACAGTTTCAACGGTGTCATCAATAATTACTTGACCACTTACAACAGTTCCAGTAGGTATGGTTACCTCATCTTCAGATGAATTAGTAAAAGTAATTCCTACCGTGGCATTTCTATAACCTGCAGGGGTATACCCATAGGTTAAAGCAATGTTTAATAAACTCTCTCGTTGAGTTGCAGTTCTAATAAAGGATTCATTAGCAACTCGGTCAATGTAATACGATACTAAGTCGCCCATGTATGCAAAGGCTTCAACTAAAGCAACGCCAAAGTCTGCTGGATCAGAAGCATTCCACTCAGGAATACGGTCTTGTATTCTTGCAATTAACTCATCTCGAAGAGAGTAGTAATCTCTTCCTGTATAGTCGACTGAGATAGGTATATTTGATGGTGGCGCAACGGTCATAGCAACTCCTCATAGATTGGATTAGCACCTTGAGAAAATACCAACCCAATGAGAGTGCTAACAACCTCATCGTTTGGTAAACCATAAACAACCTCAACAGTTAAAGTACCTGTGTAGGTGTCGCTTGTTACACTCGTTTGTTGAAGAGTTAATAGATCTAGTTGTTCAGCAAAGGCTTGTTCAACTGCTGCTTCAATCTCACTAGTTGCTACAGTTTCTGAATTAAACAAAGAGTAAGGAATGGTTGTTCCAAAACTTGGTCGCATCACTCTTTCTCTTAAAGTTGTTCCTAAAACAGACTTGACCCTATCGGACCAAATTTTAGATTGAGATTGAGTTGAAGCAACCCTCCCATAAGAATCTATGGAAAATGGAAGCGCAATTGCTTTTTGAGCCATTAGTCACCTCTCCATTTTCTAGGGGTTGTTCTGTATCCTGAAGACCCTTGTGAAACTAAAACTGTACTAGAGTTTAACGTAGTTTTAGTTGGTTTATTTTTTAAGTTTCCTATAATATCATTTTGTATATTCCTATAAGGAACAGGACCCGCAGATGAAGGCCTAAAAGCACTGGGCTTGTTACTACCCACGCCATCTGTTCTGCATTCAAAATCTACCTCATAACCTCCAGAAATAAAAAGATAATGTGTTGCTTTCTTTATGACCCAAAAACCATCCCCACCACCTTGTGTTCCACTAATTTCAACAGTTCTCCAAGGAGCAATTCTTGGATCTCCCTGGGCTTTGCCCTTTCCTGGTATAGATAATCTTCCTAATTGAGAGGCTGCTTCTGACAAAGACCTAGCCATAGCATTGCTATTTACCACGATACTTGTTTTATTTTTAGAAAACAGTGGGTCCTTAGTGCTTGCTCGTACTGACTTTCCTAATTTATTTGGTGAAGTTATAGAAGAGTACACTTTACCAGTTACAGGATCTACACCACGCACCGTATTCTCACTTCTGCTGTACTCTCCAGAAAGTTCAGGATAGTCTCCTACACGGGCTTCAAACTCATCTAGAGTGGCTGCTGCAAATTTATTAACTGGAGACACGAAAGAATTGTCGGAATACAAGACAGGTATTGTTGTCATAAATTGATTAATCATTTTATCAATTGGATGAAAATGTAGTTCTGTGCCCGAGACTTGAATTCCATAACCAATTGTTTCTGCAAGTTCATTTAATTTTTCCCAATAAGATTTCCCAGATAGAGATTGTTGTGTAAAGATAGTTTTATGTGGAGTAACGTTTGGTTTTAGTTTTGCTTTTTTAGCAATCTCAATTGCTATTTGAGGAGCCGTTTTGTTAGTCCAAATTTTAAGATCAGTTTCTTTTAAAGGATAGGATGCTCCTACACATTGAATTTTTGTTTCTTGATAATCTTGATACTTAATTGGTAAGGACACGGTAGTGGCATAGCCCACGAAACTTCCAGAGACCTTATCGTTCTTCCAAGTAAACTGAATTGGAGTTCCAGTCTTTATTGCTTTAAGAATAAAAGGAGTTAGTAACGTATATGTTAATTCCAGAATATCGTGCTTACCCATCTCTTGATGAAGAATGACCTGATTAGGTTGAGCCTTAAGAGACGGAAAATCAGGATAAGAAACTTCGTAATAACTACTAAGTCTATGTTGAGTTCCTGGACTACGCATTTGGAATCCTTAATTGAGTTCCTGGAGTAATTTCTTGAGGGTTTATAATCTCTGGATTAATATCTAAAATTCTCCACCACAAAGAGGGACTTCCTAAAAATTTTGTAGCAAGTAAATCTAAGCGGTCGGTTTCAACCCATTCATATATAAAGTATCCTAAATAAGAAGTTGGATAATTTCTAAAAACTGTTAGATGGTATTCCTGTTTACCTGCATGCCAAGCCTTAAATAGAGTGCCATCAACATACCTGCTATCTAAAAAAATCATCGGTTATCCTCTGGTTTCAATCCCACGTCATTGTATCTTCCACAAGATAGGGATACTTGAGAAAGAACAGGAACCATTCGATCATTAAAAATAGTATGACTAACGTTTATTCCATTTAATCTAACCAAATATCTTAATCCATCTCCTAAAAATAACTCTATTTGAGATCCAATTAAGAATCCCCAATCAGCACTCTTACCATTTAGAATGGTTTGATGTATTGCATTTGGTCCATTGATAACTCTAAATAAGTATTCAAGATCGTACATAGTTCCTTTTTTATAAATGGTTTTTAAATCTTCAACTCTACTAAGAGTATTAACTCCTGAATAAGGATTATTTTCTCCTGGTGCTAATCCATTTTCATCTAAGAAATCCATATCTCCAATTCTGTTTAGTAACAAAGTAAAATCAATAGTGGACAATCCCACACCACTTATAGGAGCATATTGCAGTCTTTGTACACTAACTGGGTTTACATCCTCTAACATTCCCCAACCCATGTTTACTTCAGTTGGGTTATACAAAAACTTAAAACCATACATTGTTGAATCTTCTTTATATATTCCAGTCTTAAATTTCCACTCGGCACTCTTTGTAAGATCAAGAGGCATTTGTATAGTGCCTTTTGCAATAGACTCACCAAACATATTTCTAGCATCTGTGTAGTTTCCCGCCCCAGTAACACCTCGTTCAGTGCTTCCTCCTTGAGGAGAATCTTGTCTAAAGTATGCAGACTGAATCATTGGTAAGTTATATACGTACCCAGTAAAAGGTTGTGGTGCTGGTGGCTCTGGCGTATCTTCTGTAGCAGGTTTAATCTTTTTTTGTTTTTTATTTGTATCTGGCTTCGTAATCCCAGAGTCTTTAATAGACGCATTAATTACTGCTTTATTTGCAGCAACTAATCCCGCTACAATATTTCTACGCTCTGTATTTACTCTTGCTTCATCGTCTTTTAGTTTATCTAGTTTTACTTTTTGAGTATTATAGAGTGCAAGTCCTGTATCAACTCCAGCGGTATTACCAGCGGCTCGTGCTGCTTGTATGTTGGCAGATGTAATACTTAGGTCTCTCTCAGCGAGAATAATTAACCTTCTATATTCATTTATCTGTATTACTAAATTTGATAATTGATTTGATTTACGGGCTTTGTCTCTAGCAGCAGCGGCATCTGCCACGCCTTTTGCTCTAGCACTATTTCGTTCCGCAATGATTTGATCAATAGTTTTAACATATTGATTTGGATTACTATTTTCTCCAGGCATTATTTACCTCCCACTTCTTGAAGGTCTTTATCTTTTAACAAAATGTCTTTTACTTGTTTAGCCAACTTATTGGCTTCTGCTGCCGACGCATTGGCTAAATTAACAGTTATATTTACTGTTTTGTTTCCCATGCTAGCCGAAGCGGTGCCAGAGGTATGTTGTAGATATTTACCGCTGGTATACGTAGTCCACGGATTAAAGTTTGTTCCACCTTTAGAAATATCGTACGCAATTCTAGCGTTTATAAATGGATCAAGCAGACTTTCTGGACCCGTATAACCTATTGATTTATACTTTTTTAAATAGGCTTCGTTACGTTTAACTCCCATATTAGGATTACGTGGATCGTTGTTTTCCATATTAATTTGGAACAAACCATAAGACTTATCAAGACCTTGCATATTTTTTGCTCCAGGTCTTCCACCAGACTCAGCCTTTACAACCCCATATGCCGTGTTTAAAGATGCTCCACTAAAACCAGCATTTTGTAAAGTTTGTAATAATTCTGGATCCATGCCAGCAGTCATTGCTGTGCCTGTTTGTGAAGTCTGTGCCGCATTAGCAGGTGTTCCAAACATATTTCTTAATGCTTGTCCACCAAGATAACCAAGACCAGATAAAAGACCTCCAGCAATTGCTCCAGGAACTGCTCCGACTCCACCAAAGAAGGCTCCACCAACTCCACCTGCAGCAGCACCAATACCAACGGTGCTTAAAAATCCTTGACCAGTCGCACCTGATATAGCCCCACCAACAACAGGTATGCGTTTTGCAGCCATTGATAGTCCAGCGCTTCCAGCCGCTGCAGCACTGCCTCCAGCAATTGCAGAAGCACCAGCCTTAGCGGCTGCTCCTCCCAGCATAGTTCTAACACCTTTTGCTACTAATAAAGTACCCGCTGCCCCAGCAACTCCTCCAACAACTCCACTAATTGCGGATCCAGCATTTGTATTTGAAAGTCCTTGAACAAATCCTTTTGTCTTAAAAAATCCATCTGGCAATTTTTCTAATTGTGCATTTAATGCAGCCGCTGCATTTGCTGCTGATTCAAAGCCAGCAATCATTGGCTCAGTACCACGTTCCATCAAAGAAGTCATTGAGGTAGCAAGTTTCATCGGTGCATTTTGTGGATTATCAGGATTAAATGGTAACTTTCCTAAATCACCTATAGGTTTACCAGCGGCCATGCTTATAAGCATTGGTTCTAATATGGCCCGTTGTTCTGGAGAGAACATCTGCATATCTCTAGAACCAAATCCTTCTCGTAAATTTATTGCCATACTTTCAGCGCTTGCTTTTACTCGACCACCCATAGTCATACGGCTGAAGAGTTGTTGAGCAATTGCTTCTGTAGAAAGAGGTTGTCCTGTATTTGGATCAGTTGTATTTATACCGTATTGATAAAGTTGTGCTCCCATTCTTCCAGTATGTAACCCACCGATAGCCTGAGCAGCAGTAGCATTCTGCATTCCAAAGTAACGACCAACACCGCCTACTTCACGCATCATTCTATTAAATGAAGATGTTCCTGGCATAAAGTTATAACCTTGAGAGAGCATCGACGCTGCGGCTACATCATCGCCAACTCCAGTTATGCCACCACCTAATGCACTAAAGGTGGCTGCAGCAACTCCTGCACGGTTCATCATTCCACCAGTACGTAGTGAACTCTGATAGAAGCCAGTTGCACGAGATACGGTCATACCAAGATCTGGCATCGCACTGTAGGCTGCTCCTGCAAGACCTAATCCAAGTTGGACTCCAGCAACACCTGCAGCACCTGTCTTTGAATAGATCCAAGGCATTGCATTGGTGCTACTACCCGCAGGTGTACCACCTGCACCATTACTAAATTGAGCGTTACTACTTCCTAAACCTAATCCAGGACCCATGCCAACACTTGGCATCATTATGCGACTTACTGAATCTAGAGACTT